TTATGCGTTTTTTGCTTTACCCAGCCCAGCCGGGTCACTTTTTATATACTTCCCGGAGCTGACCATATCATCAGAGGTTTCCACCAGCCGCTCCTGGCCCTCCTCGTTGAGCTGGTCAAAATTTTCCAGCAGGATGGTGCGCAGGTTGCCTCTCTGATCTCCCTCCAGTATGGACTCATCCACGCTGGGGGATTTTTCTAGTACTCTTGCTACTTCAGAGTCCTCAATGACAAGGCGTTCTAAACCCTTTTCGATCAGGCTTGCAATGGCTTTTGTTTGTGTAGAAAACCTGTTTTTGTGATGATATTCATTGATTTTCTGGTACATATCCTCAGATACAGTAATAGAAAATCGGGGCTTTTCTGTTGCCATGTAATAGCCTCCTTATCCTGTTTTCTCTATTATGCACCATTTCACCAACGCTGTCAACGAAAAATTCACCACCTTTCAAAAAAACTCTTGACAATTCACCAGTGGTGTACTATTATAATCGCAAAGCACCGGTGGTGAACCTAGTGGGAAGGAGGTGAGTCATTGTGGAGGATGTGAAACGAATTTCTATCTCAATTCCTGATTCGCTGGACGGAAGGCTCTTAGAACTCCGCAAAACGGACCGTTTTGTCCGGTGTTCGTATGCGGAAATCGTTCGTCAGGTTCTTGCGCTTGGTATTAACGAGCTTGAGACGGGGTCAAAGCTGGACAGCGCATGAGGGGGCATCGGAAAAGCCCCGCCAATGGCGGGGCCGGGGAGGGGGTGAGAAGGGTGGAACAACGACACAAGAAAATCTCCCATAGCCAAAAGGACTATGGGAGACTGCAAAAGATATTAGCCTGCAACTTCGGTGAGTCAATCTTTAGAATTTCCATTCAGGAAGGACACGATGTCAATACCCAGAGCAGCAAAAGAGTTTTTCAGTTTTCGGATGATATTGTTTGTGATACGTAAGCATGCCAACGCATCGAGCTGATCGTCATCATTATCAAAGCCATCGTCTAACGATTTATTGATAAAATCGCGGCGGTCATCTACAGCACAGTATAGGGCCTTAATTTCATTCAATGTAAAATTGTGGTCATGGGCATTAAACTTTTGACGGGCGCTTGCAATGAAACCGAGATTCAGGTCAGCATTTCTGAGGTTGGTCGGGTCATCTGTGCTTTTTTTGAACTCGTTGATCGTTTCCTCAAACTTATCCAACGATAAGAGCATAAATGAAAGTTCCACCTCGTCGAACTGATTAGCAGTTCCAGAGTCCATTATTATCACCTCCTCTTTGCCTGTATTCTACCATAGAACGGAGAAGGGGACAAGAGGGCCGGCACATGAGGAAGCATCGAAAAAGCCCCGCCACTGGCGGGGCCAGGGAGGGGGTGAGAAGGGTGGATGCAGTCATTGTCACGCACGCCAGTGCAGAAGAGATTGCCGCCCTTGTATTGGCGGTACGAGAGCGGCAAACACACGAAAATTACATCCCTTGCGCTGTTATTAGCCAAGCTGTTCGGAAAGCCACTGATGGTATTGCGCAAGAAAACTGATTTGCATAGCTGCCATCGTCTGGCAAAGGAAATTATATTGGGCTTGCGTAAACAAACTGCTCGGATTTTTTTAACTGTTCGACGATGCTTGCTGCAAATCATAGCTGAATTTAGAAATGTCAATGGTTGAGGCAAATTCAGAAAATGGTGGAAGATTCATAATGTCACCCCCCTTCTCTGCTCTATTCTACCACAGGGCGAAGCGGGGGGCAAGAGGAGCAGCGAATGAGGGAGCATCGAAAAAGCCCCGCCACTGGCGGGGTGGGGAGGGGGTGAGAGAGGTGGAGGAAACAAAAATGCTTTCGAAGGAAGAATTAAAGCCTATTGCATTGGAAGTACTCAATATGCTGAAGCCGAAACAACTTCCAGTTTGGCAGGTTAAGGAAGTACTCAGCTACGCGTCAAGGATGGCGGAATGGACGCCAATGAAATAGGCGAGACCGAAGCCCCGCCTATCCTGATCAGTTATTCGTTTGCTGGTTACACACAGAGTTTTCGTAGAGTTCCTTGAGACGGCTGAAATGAATGTCCACCCATTGGCGTGAGTGGTCGATTTCATAGTCGCTTTGAACCTCATGCACAAATGTATCGAATTGCGCAAAAAGTTCCTCAAGGCCAAACTGCATGATTTCCGGAGATGTCCAATAAATTGCCTCGGCAGCAGAGTATTTGGCCATACAAGCTGCCGCATAAGAAAGAGCTGAGCACTTGTCCTCACTACGTCCTCCTTCGTCTGTGTCATCAAAAGAGCAATCCTTGGATTTCTCAGCCAGCCAGTACGCATTTCTCATCAGTTTCAAGAAAGCATTCCATTTTTCGGTGTTCATAAAATCACCCCCTTTCTCCACCCCATTTTAACACAGGGTGAAGCGGGGGGCAAGGGGACAGCGCATGAGGGAGCATCGAAAAAGCCCCGCCACTGGCGGGGCCGGGGAGGGGGTGAGGCCATGTATATCCACGAGGCTATTCTGGCGGCTAAGAAAGACAATGGACGTATTACACGGCGGGAATTTCGGGATTACATCCAGATAGAACCGACAGACTCCAAGGAAGGATTTATCCTGCACGGGAAAAAACAAGCCCCTGGCCCTCGGTGGCAGCCGAGCGCAAAGGACTTGTTGGCGGACGACTGGGAGGTTACCACAGAAGTATGGATTTAACCTTTTCGATGTAATCCAATACCTCTGTCAGACCGTTCTTGAATCTGCGCTCCATGTAAATGATGCCAGAGTCATTTTCTGAATCTTTTGTTAGTTCCACCATGGACATAAAATCACCCCCTTTCTCCACCTCATTTTAACACAGGGTGGAGCGGGGGACAAGGGGACAGCGCATAAGGGAGCATCGAAAAAGCCCCGCCACTGGCGGGGCCGGGGAGGAGGTGAGAGGATGGACGGTACGCAGAGCATCCGCCCAGCGAATCCAGTGCTGCGATTCGTCAAGGAGGTCAAAGAAACCTCTGATACAAAAGAAGTCGCGGCCTTGCTGACCAGTGGTGACTGGGTTGCAATAGCCGCGGCTCTCAACGGAGATGGATCTTGTCTGTTCTCACTTGGACGTGTCAATTAAGTCCCGTAGGGAACTCCGTGTGTTCACTGCCTGGAGCGTCCGGATCATATGGACCATACCAACCCAAAGAATAGAGCTGATATGCTGTCCCGTCCGGCCGATGCCCTGGAGCAACAGAGAGAATCACCCAGCGGCCTGTGTTCAGGTATTTCTGAACGAGGTTTGGGTCTGTTTCCTCAACAACCTTTTCAATCCCACTAAAATCCATAATTTCACCTCCTTTCCCCGCCCAAATTCTACCACAGGGCGGGGGAGGGGGCAGGGGGCAGCACACAAAAACCCCGCCCACGGCGGGGAGGGGGTGAGAAGATGCAGACCATATTAAAAATCACAATTGCAAGCACTGACCCCATCCGCATTAACGGAGCCATAAGCTTACTGGAGGCAATAAAAAAAGACCATCCCAACCTGTTCCAGCAGATTGAGATGATCATTGATTGCTAAGTACTCCCCCATTTTAACACAGGGCGGGGACAGGAGAGGAGGTGAGATCGTGACCCAAACGAAAAAAGTCATGCGTATCAAAGAATGCCGGGAGGCGCTTGGTATTACCCAGAAGGAGCTGGCCGCCCGTATGTCGATCATTCAGAGCATCGTGGCCAACTGGGAGAGCGAGGTAGCTCTGCCCCGGAGCCGGGACCTGCCGGCCCTGGCCAAGGCGCTGGAGGTAGACATCAGCGAGCTGTTCACCGATCCGGCAGGATCAGGCTCCGCATTTTCCCGCTGACATACGGGACAAGGCGCACCCCATACCTTGAGAAAAGGAGGTGACAGAATTGGCGCTGCGTATACATTCATTCGTGTGTCAAAACCGGAGATGTACCCTTCGGGAGCTGGAGGGCCATCCGGTACAGGAGAAGGTGTTTACAACCACTACCCCTTGGCGGGGAAAGGACTATCCTACGGCGGTGACCCGGTGGATCGGGCTGCACCAGGTGGAGTTCGGCCCCAGGCTGGATGGTGAGCCTGCGGAGACAGAGGTCAAGCTGGTGGAGTTGTCTGAGGTGTCCGACTCCGGCGAGAAGCTGGGGACCTCGCTGGTCATCCACAGGTCAAAACCAGCCACCGAGGCGCAGCGTATGGAGAACCGAAGAAGGCTCAATCAGGTCATCGGGCAGATCTTGCCCGGATACCGGTTGGCAGATATGTGAGAAAGGAGGAAATACCATGCAATACATGGGTCTGCTTACGCCTGAGCAGCTGCGGGCGGTCAGGTATATAGAGTGTACCCGCCGCCGCCGGGCGGCGCAGTCTGAGCTACGTACCAGGATGGTGCTGCGGTTGCTGATCGCGGCCGTGATGCTGTACATACTGGCAGTAACGCTGGCACGCATTATCTGAGAGGGGGCGATGCTGATGTGGTCAAAATTTCAGCAGCGCCACCCGGTCCTGTACGAGATTACAGAGTGGGCTGTGCTGGCGCTGGCCGCCGGGGCGTTTGTCCTGGCACTGGCCGTGTATCTGAGGGGGTGACGGGATGTACATGCAAAAGGTCTGCGACGTGACCCAGCAGCTGCTGAAGCGCTACGGCAGCCAGCTGATGCGGGTGGAGCGGCTGAGCGAGCACACCTACCGGGCCACTCTGCGCGGCGGCGAGCTGGTGCACGCGGTGGAGATGCCCGACGGCTCGCTGCGGGTTCTGGAGGTGTAGACAATGCTTTATCCAAAAGCGACGAAAACCGGCCTGGTCAATCTGCTCCGGTCACGGGGCTACACGGTGCCATCCATCCGGCAGGCGCAATTCAGCGGCGGCGGCGCCGGCAGGGCCTGGAGGCTGCGGTGGGAGGACCCCCAGCGGGTAAGCCACATTGCCTACTACACTGGATGCGCCGGCAGGCCTATACTCCAGGTGGACAAGGAGTGGCTGGAACTTACCATGGCGGAGGTGATCCACTTTGGACTTGTGGAGGAAAAATAAAGGCCCCCTGTGGCCGTGGACGCGGTCACAAGGGGCAGATGGGCAAGCCCATGACAAGAACATGATCATTATAACACAGCCGGGGTGGGAATGCAAGGGGGCAGTACAGACATGAGCGAAAGTGTACTGAAATCCGGACGGCGCAAGGGCTACTTTGTCCTGTTTCGGGCGGCTGCCCAGGACACCCGGCTCAGTCTGGAGGCCCGCGGGCTGTTTGCCCTGATGGGCAGTCTGCCAGAGGACTGGGAATACACTGTATCCGGACTGGCAGCCAAGGCCGGCTGCGGACGGGACAAGATCCGCCGACTGCTGCGGGAGATGCAGAATGTGGGCTATCTGGTCCGGGAGCAGTCCCACGACAGTGGGGGCAAATTCGCCGGCAACGTCTACGTGTTGCAGGACGAAGCGCCACCGTTGTCCGGGAACACCGTCAACGGTGATAACCGTCAACGGGAAACACCGTTGACGGAGAATCCGACACAACAGAATATAGACTTAACAGATACAGAGACAGTAAAGATCCCCCCTAAGCCCCCCAAAGGGGGGCGGGGCGGCAGATACGCCCTGGCAGAGGATGCCAAGCCTCTGCTGCGGGAGTACTGCGGAGAGGACCGGGAGCTGGCGGTGGCGCTGGGACGGTTTATCGAGCTGCGCACCACCCTCCGGGCGGTCAACTCCAGGACGGGCATCTCGGCTCTGTTGGCAAAACTGGACAGGCTGTCCGGCGGGGACCGGCAGACCAAGCTGCTGCTGATCCAGGAGTCGATGGCCAACAGCTGGAAATCCGTCTTCCCTCTCCGGGGCCAGGGACGGGACGGCCGGCCGGGTGACGGCCGCGTGCTGGAGGAGGAGGGGACCTACGAACTGTGAGCGAGGAGCTAACAACCGCGCGCCAGCCCTACTATGAGGCACAGCAGGCGGTGATCGGGTCGCTGCTTCTGGACGACCGGGTGGCCGGGATGGTGATGAGCCGCACCCGCGCGGAGGACTATCAGGGCGCGTGCCGGACCCTCTACCGGGTATGCCGGGAGCTGTTCATTGCCGGGACGCCCATCGACCCGGTGACGGTGCGCCACAAGGCCGGCCAGGAGTACGGCGATTACATCAAGCAGCTGATGGACATAACCCCCACCGCAAACAACTGCGAGCTGTACATTGACATTCTGCTGGAGCAGTCCAAGATGGCGCGGTGCCGCGCCCTGGCCCAGGATATCAACGAGGCGGTCACTCTGGAGGACATGCAGCGGGCAATCTCCACGGCTAACCGGATCCTGGGCGGGCGGTCCAGCGTGCGGGTGGTCAGCGCGGAGGAGGGCTACAAGGATTTTTACGAGCGCATGAGCGAGCCGCCTAAGCTGATCACCTGGGGCATGGACAGGATCGACAACACCCTGCGGGTGGAGTATGGAGACTTTATCGTGCTGGGGGGCTACCCCAGCGCTGGGAAGACCGCCTTTTCCCTTCAGCTGGCCTGGAACCAGTCCAAGGAGCGGCGGGTAGGGTATTTCTCCCTGGAGACCAAGCCGGAAAAGCTGATCGACCGGGCGGTGGCCGCCGTGTGCGGGGTGGACCTCAACCGGATCAAGGCCCACCAGCTGACCGACGAGGATTGGGACAGCTGCGCGCTCAAAGCCCCGGCTTTTGTAGGCCGGAGCCTGGACATCATCCAGGCCGGCGCGCTGAGTGTGGCGGAAATCCAGGCCCTGACCCTGGCGGGGCAGTACGAGATTATCTACGTGGACTACCTGCAGCTGGTGGTCCCGGAGGATCGGCGGCGCAGCATTACGGAACAGGTTACCCAAATCTCCATGGACCTGCACACCATGGCCCAGACCACGGGCGTCACGGTGTGCGCCCTATCCCAGCTGTCCCGGGCGGAGCAGTCGGGGCGGCAGGAAAAATCCCCGGGTCTGCACTCCCTGCGGCAATCGGGGCAGATTGAGCAGGACGCCGACGGGGTAATGCTGCTGTACAAGGAGGAACCCCAGCATCCAAACAGCCGGCGCGTCCTCAAGATCGCCAAAAACAAAGAGGGACCGGCGGGAGGACTCATCTATCTGCTCCTGGACGGCGCCCACCAGCGGTTCCGGGTGGATCCCCGGTCAAAGCCGCCGGCGGCGGCAAAGCCGGAGACGTCGGCACAACTTCCGAAGCCGGAGAACGAGCAGCTGCGAATGGACGAGCTACCCGACACCACGCCGGTGCCGTGGGAAGAGACGGCCCGGATGGGCAACGCCAGTGCGGGTACGTCCCAGACATGAACGAAAGGACAATGCACAATGAGTATTGTTGATATTTCCGCGGTCCGGCAGGAGGAGATGCCGTCAGAGCGGACCATTGAGGCCATCACGGGGGAGATCCTGGAGGCCAAGCGGGTGGGCGGCGAGGCCGTGCTCACCATCGGCCGGGGGCTGATCGAGGCGAAAGCCATGCTGTCTCACGGGGAGTGGCTGCCCTGGCTCAACGAGCAGATAGGGTATTCCGAACGGCAGGCACAACGGTTTATGCAGCTTGCCAGGGAGTGGACAAATCCGACAACGTTGTCGGATTTGGGAGCCTCGAAAGCCTTGGCCCTGCTGGCCTTGCCGGAATCCGAACGGGATGCGTTTCTGGCCGAAGGGCATGTAATAAACGGGGCCGAGAAATCTGTCCCGGATATGTCCGTCCGGGAGCTGGAGCAGGCCATCAAGGAGCGGGACGCGGCCCGGCTGGCCCGGGAACAGGCCGAAACCGACAGGGCGCTGGCGGAACAGGCCCGGGACAAGCTTTCTCAGGAGATACAGCTGGCCGCTGCCGCCAAGCGGCAGGCCGAGGAGGCCCTGGAGCGGGCCAGGCGTGAGGCGGCCGACGCGGCGGAGAACGCTATGGCGCTGGAAAAGGAGCTTGCCGAGCTGAAGGCCCGCCCGGTGGAGGTGGCCGTGGAGGTGGACCAAGCGGCTTTGGAGGACGCCAGGATCAAGGGGCAGCTGCTGGCCGAAAAGGAGTTTAAAAAGGCCCAGAAAGAGGCCCAGCGCCAAGTGAGCGAGGCCAACGAGAACGCAGCCCAGGCCAAGACCGAGATCCAACGGCTGCAGCGGGAGCTGAAAGACCTGAAATTTGAATCTCAACGGCAGCTGGACGCTGCCCGGCGGGCGGCTGTTTCCCCTGTGACCGCCGATGCCGAGGTGGCGCAGTTCAAGGTTTACTTTGACCAGGTCCAGGACCTGGCCAACAAGATGCACGGCCTGCTGCTCAAAATCCGGACACGGGAGGACAGGAGCGTGGCCGAAAAGCTGGGAAAGGCGCTTCTGGCCCTTTCCGCTAAGATCGGGGAGGCTGTGTCATGAGCCTGGAAACCGTATTGGAGAAAATTACCGCCCAGCAGCCCAGGGAGCACTCGGCGGTGTGGATGGTGGGGGAGCAGCTGAAGGATATGCTCCGGGCCGAGCCGCACCTGGTGGAGATTGTTTCCCAGGACCTGGACGTGGCGGAGATGTCCCTGGCGGAGTGCGAGAAGAAAATCAAGGCCTGTGCCGATAAGCACAAGACCGGAAATTTTTCCTGCGTGACTCCCGCGGAGGCGGAGGGGATCATCCGGGAGTTCTACGGCCTGCCCGACGCGGGGCAGGCGCCGAAGCCGGAGCCGGCGGGCGGCAACCTCCTTCGGCTGGAGGACTTCTTCTGATGGGCCGCCAGACGTTTCCCGATGTGCGGGGGCTGGTCCCCCGCACCCCGCCGGAGGGACTGATCCGGTGGGTGCTCGGGCAGGATGGCAGCGGTGCGTTGAGGGGCGGCCTGCTCTACGAGACGGAGATGGTAACGGCCTGTGGCATCGCGGCCATACTGGATGAGAGCGAGCGGCGGAAGATCAAGATGGTCCGGGTGACCTGTTCCCAGTGCGGCGGTTCCGCTCTCCTCCACTGGGGGTACGATCGCCGGCATGGCTACGGGTTCATCCTCCCCGACGAGCTGGAGGGAGACTGGGGCCACAGCGTTACGGCCCACGAGGACACATGCCCCTGCCCCATCTGTGGGGATGAGGCGGTGGCCCTGAAGCGGTCCGCTGTCCGGGGTCCTCGCGTCACCGGCCAGGTCTGTGCCATGTCGGCCGATGTGGTGGGGGACGAGCGGTACCTGGTACTGACCGGGTGGATCATCGAAAACCGGGTGTACAAGTCCGGTTATGAGAGTCTGGAGTCCATCCCGGCGGAGGCCTATGTGTTTGGTCGGTCCGGCTGCGCCCAGCTGCTGGGGTGGGTCAACGCCTACGGCGGGAATACGGGCTACCGCATCCAGTATACCAGAGAGTGGCGTCAGCCGCGCCCGCCCTGGCGGGAGCGATGGGGTAAGGCGGAGACGATCTACGGTCTGACCCCGGAGCTGATTGAGCGCTCCTGTCTGCCTCACTGCAAGCTGGACGTGTACATGGAGAACGCCCCGGGCGTCACGCATTACCCGGTTGCTTATCTGCGGCTGTATCAGACCCACCCCAATACGGAGGCGCTGCTGCTCCATGGGCTGCCGAGAGTCCTCCATGATTCAATCCGTGAACAGACGGGAGGCGATTGGCCGCTTGAGAACAAAATGGCAGAAATAGACCTGCCGGAGATTCACTGGGCCGAACACCGCCCTGCGCAGATGCTGGGCCTGACCCGGGAGGAGCTGGCGCTGGGACAGCGGCAGGGCTGGGGACTGCTGTTGTGGCGGCTGTACGCGCGGACCAAGGGCCAGGGGGAGCGGCTTACGGAGGGAGACATGGTGGAGGCCTTTGCCCTGGGTGACGAAAACGTCCTGGACCTGGTGGGCCGCGGCCCGGTAGCCCGGAGCCTGCGCTATCTGCGGGGGCAGCTGGATCAGTATCCGATAGAGGACGAGGATGAGGACCCGCCCGCCGAGGGCGTCCCCGATGTGGTGACTCTGCTGGACTACTGGGATATGTGCCGTGCGCTGGGACGAAATCTGAACGACCCGGCGGTGCGGTTTCCCCCGAACCTGCTGACTGCCCACGACCAGGCGGCAGATCTGATGCGCGGAAAGAGCACAGCCGACATGTGTCCCCAGTTCCGGGTGCGGAGGAAGATACTGCGGCGGTGGTCCTTTATGGCGGACGGACTGCTGATCCGCCCGGCGGCCAGCCAGGAGGAGCTGACGGCCGAGGGCGACGCCCTGCACCACTGTGTGTCCACCTATGGCACCCGGCACGCCACCGGCCGCACCGCCATCTTTTTCATCCGCCGGGTCCGCTCGCCCGGAACACCCTATTACACCCTGGAGCTGGACGAGGCGGGTCTGACGGTGCGGCAGAACCGCGGGAAATACAACTGCCCCCGCACGCCGGAGGTGCAGGAATTTGAGGACAAGTGGCTGGCCTGGGTCCGGGCCGGAGCGCCCCGGGACAAAAACGGCCGGCCGGTGACAACGCCCAAACGAAAGGAGCAAACGGCATGAAAATCTTAAAGCCCGGTTATCCCTGTCCCTGCTGCGGGCAGCCCCTCCCGGAGGGGCTGCCCATGGAAGCAATTCTGATGCTGAGCTGGCTTGCGGAGGGAAAAGCGGCCCGGGACGCCGCGAGGGCGGCAAAGTCGGAAAAGGAGGAGACGCCGTGAAGCGTTTGACAACAGATACTCCGGATGGGAATTTTGAGACCATGCTCAATTACGTGTACGGCAAGGACGGCTGGGCTTGCATCCGGCACGATGGGGAAGCGGCCGGGGTGCCTTTGCACGAGTGGGCCAAAGCGCAGTGTCTGGCCAGGGGCTGTGATGATTTCCCGTATGAGACTCCGGAGGAAATCGACGAAGCTGTCACCGAGTGCTGTATGATGGGGAACTGGGACGGCGGGACAATCTGTCCCGTTGCTCTGGCCTACTGTTTTGCCAGCCAGGCCGTCCATCTGCGGGACCGGCTGAAGATGTACGAGGATACCGGATTGACGCCGGAGGAAATTAAACAGCTCGTGGAAGATTTGGAATTGCGGCTTGTGAATTGGGTCGAGAAGCGATATGGGATCTGCGGTGGTCGGTTTTTGGCTGTGATGAACGCCGAGAAGGATGGGCGGCTGGTGGTGCCGAAATGCAAAGCGGGGGATAGAGTGTATCAAACAGATGGAATTCGTATATACGAGAGCAAAGTTAAGAGAATCTTGTTTGATACAGATAACATAGCGTTTGACGAAAGAGCAATAGGAACATCCGTATTCCAGACCCGCGAGGAGGCGGAGGCGGCGCTAAAGGAGCAGAAAGGTGGTGACTCAAATGCGTGAGATTTTGTTCCGGGGAAAGCGGTTGCTTAACAGAGAATGGGTGTATGGCTTTTATATTTCCAAGATTGACCCTATCCTTGACATTTCGGGTTGCTTTATTGTGGCACAACACGACAAGGAATCTTTTGTTACATGGTATAAGGTTGACCCCGACACCGCAGGCCAGTACACCGGCCTGACCGATAAGAACGGCGTGAAGATTTTTAAGGGGGATATCGTAAAAGCCGGAGGTTTAGACGGAGACTATTGGTTTGAAGTTCGTTACGGTATATGTGGCGGTACGCAAAATGTTTTGCATGAAGTTGGGTATATGGGCTTCTATTTGGAACTGGCAAGTAAAGCCACAAAGGAATGCTCAAGTTTTGGGCTTAGAAACGATATCGTTTATTGGGTCAAGAAAAAAGAGGGTGTCGAGGTTATCGGCAACATCCACGACAACCCGGAACTGCTGGAAGGAGGCAGCGATGAGACTGATTGATGCGGATGCCCTCTACGAGGCATTGCGGGAGGCGGGGATGGTGTTTGCGCTGCATCTTGTGGAAACAGCTCCCGCCATCGCCCCACCGCGCAACGATCCCCTAACCCTGGATGAGCTGCGGGAGCTGGACGGGGAGCCGGTGTGGATTGATCGTATTGGCGGAAGAACTCCTCATGATCAAGGATGGGCTTTTGTCTGCCGCAGAAAATGCCTGTGCCGAACAACGGACGGCTGCAATGCTTTTTTTGAGTTGTACGGAATAAGCTGGCTGGCCTACCGCCGGAAGCCGGAGGTGGAAACAGTGTGAGCATAAAGTCAATCCTGTTTAACACCGAGATGGTCCGCGCTCTCCTGGACGGGCGCAAGAGCGTGACGCGGCGGGTGGTGAAGCCGCAGCCGCAAAACACCGACTGCGAACACGAGATGATTACGTTCAACGATATGTTGCCTCAGTTTTACAGTGGAGACTATACTTGCGTGTGCCGCAAATGTGGATATGGTGTTCAGCCCAATGGAGAAAGTGTATTCCGCCCGCCTTTCCGCCCCGGCGACATCCTGTATGTGCGGGAGACGTGGGCGAGAGTTGGTAACGAAAAAGCGGGCCGACCAATGCACTACGAGTACCGGGTAGACTGTGAAAATCCGTTTTATTTTTCTGACGGATTTATGGCAAGCTGGCGTCCCTCCATCCACATGCCCAAGAAGGCCGCACGGCTGTTCCTGCGGGTAACGAGCGTGAGGGTGGAGCGGTTGCAGAAAATCACAACGCAGGGCATTGTGAATGAAGGGATTGTCCCAAAAGACACAGGAAGTGGCCCAATGAGACTGCGGACCCGCCAAGACTTCTATGAGGCATTTGAGAAAACCTGGGACAGCACCATCAGAAAAGCCGACCTGCCCCTCTACGGCTGGAACGCCAATCCCTGGGTCTGGGTGATTGAGTTTGAGCGGTGCGAAAGGCCAAAGGAATCAGCATTTCATTAAGGGGATGAGAGAACGGATGTATTTCTTGAACGGGAACGGAGATAAGCCTTTTGAGGGGGTGCCACATGGATCGGAAAACTGATCTCCCCGCCGGGTGGCGGCATGTGCTGGTAATCACTGCGCCCGTCAGCAAGCATGAGCTGTTAGCCTCGCTGAGGGACCAGGTTCTGGAGTCCTTGCCAAACGGAGTGGTGGTACTGCCAGAGGACTGCACCTATAGCGTGGAGACTCTGCCGGTGGAGCTATGCGCCCAGGTGCTGAGTTCGGAGAATGGTGCAGCGGCGGATGAGCCGTGTGAGGACCCTCCTCCCGGGCCGGCACCGGAGCCGGAGGCAATCGTGGAGCCTACCGGGCGCAACGCGGATGAGAAACGGGCTATCCAGGAGGCGTTGATTACCTACCGCAAGGCCCACGGCCTGGGGTGCTGGAGCGCGGTGGCCCAGGCCAGCCGAGGCAAAATCAACGAGGAACAGCTGCGGGATATGTACAGCGGCAGCGGCAATTTCACTATTGCAACGTGGCGGCTGGCGGCCAAGGCGCTGGATACGCTCAAGGAGGCCGCACAATGAAAACCATCAAACAGTACCGGTGCGGGCGGCAGGTGCAGGCGGTCATTTACACCGGGCCGTCCCCCGGAGACGCGCCCAAGGCCCGGGAGCAGAAACGCAAGGCCAGCACCGCCGCCCGGGAGCGGATCAATGCCCGCACGTCCTTCCAGAAGCTTAAGCGGAAGCTGGCGGCCAACTTCGACGACGGCGACCTCCTGGTGACTCTCTCCTTTGATGACAAGCACTTGCCCGGAAACCGCCAGGGGACGGTCCGGAAGGCAGGGTACTTCCTGCGGCGCCTGAACAAGGCCCGCGCCGCCCGGGGGCAGCCTCTCTATTACATATATGTGGTAGAGGGGTTTTGCCCGGGCGGGCGACCCCACATTCATCTGGTGATCAACTCCACCGGGGACGATTTGGAGGAGATCAAGGCCAACTGGATCTATGGGGAGAGTGTGGACGTCAAGCGTCTGGTGTTCCGCGCGGAGTACACCTACGAGGATCTGGCAAGCTACCTGACCAAGGAGCCGCGCCAATGGGGGCATCCGGTGGTAGGGGAGCGGACGTGGACATGCTCGCTCAACCTGGCCTGCCCGGAGTCGGAGACGGTCAGCGTGCCGGACAACGTGACCCTGACGGCACCGCCGGAGGCGTGGGTCATCTCCAACGAGGGACCTATCCGCAACGGGTGGGGCGAGTGGGCGTGGATTGAATACTTACTACCCTACAATCCGGACCGCAAAAAGCCCAGGGCAAAGCGACGGCGAAAAGGAAAGCAAACGAAAGAATAGAGCCTTTTCTATTCTTTTCGGTCTCGGGGGAGAGTATATTCTCTCGGTAATCTCAAAAAAGGGGGCGCAGAATGTTGCAAGCCGACCAAAGATGTGGTAAACTACGCGTGAGAGATGGGTGGGTCCTCTGCCCGGTTTGCGGGAGGGGGAAGCTGCTCAAGCTCCTGCCAACTACCTCGGTGCATGACCTGCCTCGCAAATGCAAACGCTGCGGGCAGGAAACTATCGTGAATATCGAAGCGCCTGAGCCAGCGTCCACTGTGACCAGCGCCTGAGCCAACAATGACCCGAACCTGTCGGGTGTTGTGGCTCAGGCGTTTTTGTTTTGCCCGGAGGTGATAGCCCGGTGCGGGACAAGGACGCCGGCCGCAAGGAGGAGAACGACATGGATTACAAATCGGCACGCTGGCGGAAGCTGCGGGAGCGCATCCTGCGACGGGACAAGTACCTGTGCCGGGAGAGCGCCCGCTATGGCCGCAGGGTGGAGGCCACCATGGTGCATCACATCTGGCCAGCGGATCAGTACCCTGAGTATGCCTGGTGCGCCTGGAACCTGGTGTCTCTGTCCAGCCAAGCGCATAATGCGATGCATGACCGGGACACCGGAGCACTGACCGAGTTGGGGGAGGCCTGGCGGCGGCGGGTGACTCCCCCCCCACCTCAAGGGGGTACTTTAGTACCCCCTTGGGACCGGTGAGGGCCGGCTTTTCCAATAGAGCCGGGGGGCGGAAGTTTTTTTCGGGGAGGAGGCGAGGGGCGCATGGCGGCTCCGGCTACTACTAAAGCGACGGTCAAAAAGCAGACCGTGGCCGAGATGAAAAAACTGGGGGTTTATCGGCCGGAATACGACCGGCTGGTAGATATCTACGCTGGGCTGTGGGAGCAGTACCACCGCCTGATGCGGGAGTACGATACGGACGGCAAATACAACTATGCCGCCCCCACTGGCGACGGCGGGGAGAAAAAGTCCCCCCTGGTGGCCACGCTGGAGACGGTGCGGCGGGATATCCTGGCCTACTCCGACCGGCTGTGCCTCAACCCCAAGGCGGAGCGGGAGGGCAAGCTGCCTGCCCCCGGTAAGAGGTCCAAGCTGGAGGAGGCGCTGAGCCGTGGCTCGTAAAAAATCCGGTACCGATCGGTGGATCAACCGGGCCGAGGTGATGGAGTACGTCAACTCCATCGTGGAGGGGCGCAAGCTGGCCTGCAGGGAGACCCGGCAGGCGTGCGAGCGGTTTTTACGGGACCTGGAGGACCCCCGGTGGGACTTCGACCCCACCGACGCGGAGTTCTGCATCCGGATTATCGAGCGCACCTTCGTCCACGCCCAGGGGGAGGCCCTGGACGGTACCCCCATGCGGGGCCGGCCCTTCCTGCTGCAGCCCTTCCACAAGTTCATCATCTACAACCTGGTGGGCTTTTTTAATGCCGGCACCCGGATCCGGCGCTTCCACGAGGCGGTGATCTACATTTCCCGGAAGAACGTCAAGACCACCTTTGCCGCCGCCCTGGCCTGGGCGCTGTCCCTTCTGGGGCGGCGCAGCGGCAGCAAGTGCTACATCGTAGGCGCCGCGCTGAAGCAAGCGCTGGAGAGCTTTGACTTTATCAACTTCAACCTGGAGGAGATGGGGGAAAAGGCCAACTTCCGGGTGATCGACAACAACCAGGAGCACAGCATTTTCGGCCAGATCGGCGGGGGGAGCATCTTTATCCAGGCCCTGGCCGCCAGCCCGGACAAGCAGGATTCCCTCAACTGCAACATCGGCATTGCCGACGAGGTCCACGCCTTCAAGTCCCCCAAGCAGTATCAGATCATCAAGGACGCCATGTCCGCCTACTCCAATCACCTGATGATAGCCATTTCCACCGCCGGGGACCGAATGAACAGCTATTTTTACCGCCGGCTGAAATACTGCCGTCAGGTGCTGGACAGTACCAACACCGACGAGCAGCTGTTCATCTTCATGGCCTGTGCCCCCCAGGACCCGGACACTGGCGACGTGGATTACACTAACCCCGCGGTGCTGGAGATGGCAAACCCCAGCTATGGGGTGACCATCCGGCCGGACGACATCCTGGCCCAGGCGATTCAGGCTCAAAACGGCCCCCAAATGCGGAAGGAGTTCTTTGCCAAAAAGCTGAACGTCTATGTGGCGGCCATGAAAGCCTATTTCAAGATTGAGGAGTTCCGTGCCAGCGATAAACGATACCACTGGACGCTGGAGGAGCTGCGCAAGCTGCCCATCCGG